GCTACGGCCGCCATCCGGATTGGTGATCCGAATGATAATGTCTTCCGCCAGAGCTCTTCGAGAGCCCCGATGTTAGACACCGCCACACTCATTTCAGCTAAGCTGAATGGTGTAACCGATCGTCCTTTAACCCAAGTTCGCTTAGCGAACTCAAGAGAACCAGTCGAAGAGACAAGAGACTTGGCTAGTCCAATGTCTACTCCAATGATCTCCATTAGGTTTAGGTATTCCTGCGCGACGGCTTTGTCAGCGATGACAATATCGTCTCCGAGAACTGCGTAGTCGAAAAACCATCGACGACGCGCGTCCACTTTCATTGCAGCAAACTGCACTAGGCATGATGAGTCATCGCGAGCATAGCCCACGATGACAGCGCGCCCATAGGCTGACCCACGGCATAGAAGACACTTGTGAACCCCAGATTGTAGCTTTTGGCCACTTTCGGAAGTCCATAAGGCCGTCCTACCAAGATGAAAGCCCACAGGTTCGCTAACTGATCTCCCAAGAGTGGCCTAAGGATCTCCACCTGTATCGCTACAGGTAAACGATCAGTAGCCGCCGACAGATCATATGAGGCAACCCATTCTTTCCCGATAAAACGCTTAATCAATCGCTCCACAGGAGCAACTTGATTAAAGGTTCCATCAGTAGGAACAGATCGCAACACATGAAATATCCACTCATGCAGTGGTTGCATAAGTGCCTGAGTGATCAGGTTCACCATAGCAAATACCCGGATCTTTCCTGGCTCTTCTTTAAAGCCTAGGCGACCGAAGAACAGGGGTTTCCCCCATAAGGCCTTCACCCACGCAACCCCAACAAGGTCCTCATCTCTGAGTCCCTGAAGGAACTGAATAGGATTCAGCCTTACTTTTATGTTCTGTTGCTCGCAATATCTCTTCGACAGTACGGCAAAGCCGTTCCATACCGATTTGATATCGTGTAAGAAAGCCCCGCTTTCTGTTAGTTCAAGCCATTGTACCAATGCATTACGCATCGGAGGGTCTAACCACCAGGTTATCAAATCTAGTGGTAGCCCCACCATGGAACTAAATCCATGACTATTAGGCGAGGTCTTCGTAATCGCGGGAATCTTTCTCACACCCAGATCCCTATATAGAGACACTTCAAGAGGCAACTTAGTCACCTCCCGAAGCCGCTCCAGGAACGTAGGTACGTATCCCTTCCATTCCACCATAAAGGATGATAAATCCTTTCCAGGTTGGTAGATCGTCTTCAATTTCAGTGCCCCCTTAAAAGGGAGTACTCGGTACAACCCAAACAGGGTTAACCAAAATCGAATAATATCTACGTCCCCCGTTGCGATTAAGCGACGGTGTTGGATAGGGATAACCCTAGGTATCCCACGTCGGGTCCGAG